AGCTGAGTTCCCTCAGCTTGACTATTAGTCCATGAAACTTGCGTCAAATAACCGCGTTTCCCACAAATCTCCTGAATCTTACCTTCAATCGGATCATGATAAGCCATAGGCTCCCGAAACATCTGTTTAGGATGTAATTGGAAGGCAACGGTGGGCTCAACCCCGTTGGATTTGGACATCCCAGAAAACTGGGGATATGTTGGAATAGATCCACTTGTTAAAGGCGGATTATCCATAGGCATTGGTATGCTCATATGTCCATCTGCTTTTTGATCAGAAGCATTACTCATGTTATTTTCAATGGGGACACCCCCCACAACATCAGAAATTTGATAGCTATAAGAAGTGCTATTGTTAGAAACATTAGCACCCTCTGCTAGAAAGTCAGTCTCATCAGATTGACAATCTCTGTACAAATTCCTTCTGTTACCAAGACCTCTTGCGAAGCCAAACACAGGTGGTTTACCTGTGTCGATCGATATTGGTCTTGCGATCGAAAATTTAGCAGAAAATTTGCTAAATATTGTTACCGTACAAGTCGACGGGACCGTTTTAGTATTGAGAGGTGAAAACACATCAATACGGAGCTGGCCCAAGCTCTCAGTACCCAAAGCACCAGCAAAAGTATTCAAAGCAGATCGGAAAAACCGAAATGGAATATGAATCTCATTTGTGGTGTTGGCATTAGGCGTAATAAACACATGATCATAAGCCGTGATACTGTCAAAATCGACAGTAGCAGTAGACAAAGGAACAAAGTAAATCACAACCAAGCCAACTTGGGTAGGTGTACCATTCACTTGAATAGCAACGTCAACACCAGTGACGTTGTATATAAAGTTGGAAAAAGGCATATTTTGGATATTGGATTGAACTCCAAGCCCTAAAAGCCCATATGGAATAGCCACATTAGCGAGATTAGTTCCCATAGGTTGAGTAGTACTCCACATATAAGAAGCTCGCTTCATATAACTCTCCACTCCATAACTCAAATCAAGTGCGGCTTCATTTATGGCATTAGAAGCTAAGCCAGAATAATTTACCCTATTATCCGAGGGACGTTGAACCGCAGTTTCCGTTTTTATGGTTGTTAAACCATGCACTTGCACCATGTTGGTGGGTGCAGAAGTGGCCATTTCCATTGGTCCCTCAGCAATAAAGCCAACAAAGTTGGCATCACTTCGGGTACCACGCGCGGCTACTATACGCGCTAAAGATCGATAAGCAATAGGCTCCTCAAAATCTCGGTCAATTTGTTTATAGGCTGACCGGACCTTTCCTACGTATTCAGTGTAAAACTCCTCATCCCACTGAGACGCACATTCAATCATCTGCTTCACAACCTGATCAAGGGACTTATTATGATCTCTCGTCCACATAATCGTTTCCCACAAAGTCTCTTTCTTTAAGGCGCCAGTCCAAGCGCCGCCCATTATTCTAGGATGGGCACCCAAAAACATTATCTCATCAAAAGATGAATAACAATCTTCCAGCTTTCTCTCCTTAAAAGCTGAAGTATAAGTCTGACCAATACTTCTCATCGAATCACGAATCATAAAAGGAGTCCACTCCACAGACCTTCCTACACTCAAAATATGATCATCCCCCAAAACAACCAAACGAATGGAATCATCGAAGCTTAAATGAGGGTAAGTTTGAATCCAAATGTATCTCCAATACATCTCTTGGACCAAACAATTAACAATAGTAGTCAAAAAAC